TAAAAGCTGGTATCGGTGCTGCCGCCGGTAATATGGGAAGTGGTTTCTCTACGGGTAATCAATTTTTTGACAATCCAATTGTTCGTGGCGCTTTGTCAAATGCGTTGGTTGGATCCTTTTCTGGCGATAAACAGAACATCGGACAAGACTTTTTAACTGGTGGAATCGGTGCTGCTTTAGGGCAAAATTTTGACTTTTTTAAAAATCCTCAACAGTCAAAGCAGCAGACTTTAAGAGATCAAGTTGTGAACCAGTTATCTGGGCGCAGAATGGGGGGTGGCGGCGCTGGAGCCACAAAGTCTGCAATGCAGCAGGCTCAACAGTCAACACAAGGATCAGGGGGTAGTGGGATTGAGCCTCCATCAAAGCCCAAAGTAGAAAAAACATTTGGCGCTGAACTTCTTGGCGGACTTGGTATGGATGAGGACAATATATTGTATCGTCTAGCCAACACAAAAGAAGGCATGGGAATTCTTGCCGGTTTAGCTGGCTATGCAGCCGACAAAATGTTTAGTGAAAAGGAAGACACGAGAAGCAGTTGGGAACGAAACCCATATGCAGGCGGCAGAAACTATGGCCGAATGGGCGGCATTAATTACAATCAGGGCGGTTTAGCATCCTATCCGCGCCGTGACGGTGGTATAGACCCTAGTGAGGGATCGGGTACACGAGATGATGTTCCTGCTTTGTTGACGGCTGGTGAGTTTGTAATGACCCGCGATGCTGTGGAGGGCGCTGGTGGCGGAGATGTTAATCAAGGCATCAATCGCATGTATAGTATGATGGATAAGTTTGAGAGGATGGCGTAATGGCTGTTGAAACAGTAGAAACCGTAAAACGTCTAGCGCCTTACCTAGAAGGTATTGAGCAGCGCCTGCTAAACACGGCATTTGGAGAGTACGATGCGTCTGGAGCGCAAACAGCGCCCGGCCTTCTTGACACGCCCCTTGGTCTACCGCAACAGCAAATAGCTGGCCTAGACCCGTTGCAGGCGCAGGCACTCGGCATGGCACCCGGAATGGTTGGGTCTTATGCCCCATTCACACTTGGCGCATCTGGTCAAACACTTGGCGGTCAAGCTGCTTTAGCTGGTGGTCTAGGGCTTTTGTCTGACCCATCTGCCGCCGCTGCACAGTATATGAACCCATATCAGTCTAACGTGATCAATGAGATTAACCGTCAGGCGGCAATTGGGCAGCAGCAGCTTGCAGGAAACGCGATACAAGCAGGTGCTTTTGGTGGATCTCGTCAAGGCATCCAAGCAGCCGAAGCAGAAGGCCGTAGGCTGTCAGCGGTAGGAGAAGCGCAACGCAAGGGGTACGAGGACGCTATCAAGCAGTCACAGCAAGCAGCGCAGCTTATGGGTGGCATTGGTCAAGCCTACGGTCAACTTGCTGGCACCACTGCCGACATTGGCCGTGTGCAGTCAGAGCTAGGCCGGGCAGATCTCGGGATGCTTACACAGCTTGGCGACATTGGCCGTAGCCTCCAGCAACAACAGCTTGAAGCCCAGCGTCAGAATCAGTTGCAAGCCACTCAAGAACCATATACACGTTTAGAAATTGGTCAACAGTTGCTAAAGGGCGTCCCAAGCGCTGGACTTTCATCTACATTTAAGTCAGCAACAACACCTGACACTAACCCATTCTTAGCTGGTGTTGGTGCGTATACAGCGCTACAAGGCATTAAGCCATCAGGCTCAGGCAGCAACTAGGGGTATATAAATGGCTCAGAATCAAATAATTCCTCTTGGATCTGGTCTAGGGGCTATCCGAGCGCGTTCATTACAAGGTGATGCAAACGAAGCGGCGTTTCGTAAGGACGCTTCTAGCGGTGGCATTTTGAGCAAGCTTTTGGGTATGTATCCTACACAAAGCGAAGCTATTGATGCTCGTAAGGCCGGTCAGGCGCGTATAAGTGATATTCTTGGCGGTCTTATGGGGGGCGGTGCGTCAAGCAGTGAGCCTATGTTTACGCCTGATGAGTCTTCGGGCATGAACATTGATGGATCAGAGCCAACTCAAACACCATTCTATATTGGTGAAGCGGCTAGAGATATAGGTGGTCAGCTTGTAAAAGATTTCCGTGGCGCTGGCCGAATGGTTACTGATGCAGAAAGATCTATTTTGCAAGGTCTTTTTACTGGCCCAAACATCAAAAGGGGCAGAGATCTTTACGGAGGAGATTTTGATGTTACTGGTGGATCTTTAGATTTTGATGAAGAGTTCGGTGGCACTATACCAAGAGCCACTGAAGACATTTTAGATTTCGATGTTCCTCCCGCCGACTTTGATGGCGAGATGGGCGAGGATCTGATTGTTGGGGGAAGTGCCGATGCTCCAAATAAAACAGACGGGTCTAATGCGGAGTTTGAAGCCAGAATTGAACGTGAAGAGCGTGGTGAATTTGATGATTTGTCTGCTACCAGTGGAGCGTCTGGATCGGCGGCACTAAAAAAGGACACCACTAATTTGTATAAGGGATTGTTAGACGATTCTCTTGCGTCATACAATAAAATGTTGGGTTTGGCTCCGTCAAAAGCAAAAACAATGCAAGAATATAAAGATGAATTTTCCAAAGCTACTGGCATAGATATATCTGGCGACCCAGACAATAAAGCTGCTCTTACAGCATTTGGATTAGCGCTTATGCAGAACAAAGCAGGAAAAGGCTTTAATGTAGGAAAACTGCTGTCTTCAATTGGTGAAGCCGGTGAAAAAGCTCTTCCTTTGATGGAAAGGGCGCGTCAAGAGGCCCGCGCTAATCAGCTTGCTGCTGGACAATATGCTCTTGGAGAAACAAAAACAGCAACTGCAAATAGACAAAAGTTCCTTGTTGATCAGGCAACTTATCTTAGAGATCGCCGCGACCAAGTTCTTGGCGCAGAGACTGCCAGAATTAATCAGCTTTCTGATAATGAAGAAAAGAGAAGGGCAGAAAGAGAACTGGCGCGTGTCAAATTTGGTTACGATTTAGATGTGAAGTTGGCTGACGCAGACCTAAAGGGCGCACAAAAAGCCGCTGAAAATAAAGTAAAAACATCTGATACTATTAGCTTTGAAGACCCCGGAGTAAAGGGTTTAAAAATTACTACAGCAACTAGAGCGTCTGATGGAAAACAAGTATTTAAGCAACCGGTTTTGGAAGCGTCTGCTCTTGGTACGGCGCTTGGAGATGTTCAAGAGGGCATAACATCTTTAGACAGGGTTCGTGATGCAATCATAAAAGTAAAAGATCTTCCTGCCGGTGCCACCGGTCAAAAAGCAAAAGAAATGCTTCAGGGCATTGCAAGCTCATTAAATCTTAACTTAAACCAAGAGCCTGTTTTTGAAAAGAAAGTTATAGACGGTGAAGAGGTTGAGGTGTTTGCTGGATATTCAGATAAGCCTAAACCATTGGCCGATGCTGATGCTATAAGAAAACGTGTTATTTTGCAATTTAAGCGCTTCCTTACGCAAGAAACAGGAAACGGAATTTCCAATGTTGACATAAAACAAGTAGAGGCAATTCTTGGTGGAATTGATTGGTTTGGAGATCCAAATGTTGCCTTGAAAAGTATTGAAGAAGCGAAGACTATTTTTACAGCAAAGAAAAGCAAAATCAACACTTACCTCAAGCAATTTGGCGATGAAACCAGATACACAAACGCAGATGATTATAAGGCATCAAGACAAGCTATTCGAGATGCTGCTCTTAAAGCGTACAAAATTGGTGATCCTTCAGAAGCGTTTCAATACACAACCGATGAAGCTGGCGTAAAAACCTACAAAGTTTTTTAAATAGTAAGGCTGATACATGGGCAAGATAAAAATAGAGCTTCCTAACGAAAGCTTCTTTGTTGAGATAGCCGGTGAAGAACCTACTGTCGCTGAAGAGCTAAAAATTGCAGAGCTTATTGGCTCGAAAAAACAGGAAGTGCAGGCGCAGTCTAATGTTCGCAGGTCAGAACAAGGAGTCGATCCAGCATTTGACACAGAAACCGGTGTAAAGAGCGGGTCTCTTCGCGCTGTGCTATCTATGGCAGAAAAAGCTGAAGAAGAAGACGCTAAATTAACAAATTTGTTTGGCATGTCTAAAGGCACCGACTTTTTGCGCGACAATCGTGGAAGGCTTGCCCTTACCCCAGAGGGCGGCAAAAAGGTTGGTGTTGATCTACAGAAAAACACTCTTATTGATGAAGAGGGCTTGAGTTGGTATGACCTTGCCGACTTGACAAGCATGGGCGCGGATATTGCTGGTGGTATTTACGGAACGGTAAAGGGCGCAGCGTTAGGAACCGCTACTATGGGTCCGGGGTTTGGAACCTTTGTTGGCGGCGCTCTAGGCGCTGGTACAGGCACCGCAGCGGCTGGTGCTGTTGAAGAGGCTATCGAAGGACTTCTTGGCGTATCTAGACAAAACGCTAGTGAGATTACCAAAGATCTTGCGTTAGACTTTGGTACTGGTGCAGCCGGTGAAGTTGTAATCGGTGGTGCAATAAAAATTGCTGCGCCATTTGTTCGTGGCTTACGAGGTAAAAGGCTGGAGGGAGAAGAGCTTAAAACAATTGGTATGGGGCTTGCTGACGAAAAAGCCTCTAAAAGCATATTACTAGCTAAAGCAAAAGAAATTTCCGAACAAACAGGACGCCCAGTTGATGAGGTTATGACCGAGATTTCAGGCCCCACAGGTATGGGATTTGGCGAAACTCGTGTCGGATTTGGAGGTTTAAAACCAACCCTTGAAAGCGCTGGTGGCACATCAATTGCTGCAAGAGCGCAGAGAATTGCTGAAAAGATTAGAGGCACAAGTAAGCGCCTTCTAGAGAATTTTAATACACTTAACGGTACATTTAACACTTACAAGTCTCAGCTTGGTTTAGCCGCCGATCAGCCTATAGCACAGTCCATTGCTGATGAAGCTGGCGAAGTTTTGAAGGCTGGCATACAGGGTAAAAACCAAGCCTTAAAAATAGCGGAAGAAGAAGCCAGAAGTGGTGTTCTAAATCAGTTTGACGAACTCGCAAAAGAGTTAGGTGCCGCCTCAAAGGTGGACGAAGGTATTAATTCGTTTGTGTTTCAGGCTCTTGCCAAGTCACTAAACCAATTTGATCAGTTAGCCACATCAAAATATGCGGCCATTGATAAAGTTATGAAGGACACTGTCGGTGACTCAGAGATATTTAGCACTGGAGCTTTAAAAGTATTAGCGAGTCAGCTTCAAAAACGTCATGGGCCTGCCATAAAGGCGAGTACAGGAATTGGCGACAAGCTTGCTGATGAAGATTTGGTTGCGAAGGGTATAATAGAAGGATTTAATAGCCTTGGAAATAAAGCGTCTTTTGCTCAATTATATCTTTTGCGAAAAAAGCTTTGGGATACAAACTTTGCCTTTAAAGGGTTAAATGGCACAAATAAATTAGACGATGCAATACGTTTAATTGACAACATGATGACGGAAAAAGCCGTTACCAGCGCTGCTCAGTCTTCAGCACGTTCTCTTGGTGACGAGGGTGTGCAGATTTTAAGCAACGCAGCTAAAGAATTGGGGCCAGCCCGTAAGTTCTATTTAGATGGCATGACCAAAATAGACAACATGACCAGAGCCACTGGGTTAAAAGAGCTTAGAGATAATGTCGTAAAAAGCAGAACATCTGGGACACCAATCGAAGACCTAATGCCTAATGTCACATTTATGTCTAAAATTATTAAAAACGGTGACGCTCAGTCTGTAACTAAAACATTAGACGTTATCAGAGCAAATGCCCCGAAGGGACAAAAAGACAAACTTACCAACGAATTTAGAGAGCGCTTGGCTAATGCATGGCTAACAAATGCTGTTAAGAAAACAGGTTTTAGCGAAGCTGATGCGTTTGCGTTTAAAGGGTCTAATTTTTCTAAACAAATAGATGACCTTGGTGTGACAGGTGATGTTCTTTTTGGAAAGGCTCGTTATGCAAAAATCAAACAGCTTTCTGAACAAATACGCCAGACGACAATTCCGGGCAGAACAAAAACTGTAGACATTGAAAGCGCATTGCTTGGCGCTAGGTCTATGGGGGCTGGTCAGCCTCTTGTTAATGCTCTGGAAAATGTCGCAAAAGCACAGAAAGAACTATATGATTTCCAATCGAATAGTATTCGCAAAAAAATACTTTCTGAAGAAGCTATAGATCCTGACAGAGCGGCTTCTTTCATCTCTGCTGCTGGCACTAAGTCCGGTGAAGTAAAGTCAATTATGAATTCACTTGATGATGCCGGTAAAGAAAAAGTAAGACAGTTCTTTTTATCCAACTTGACTAAAGAGTTTGGTGTTAGCGCACTTATTGACGGTAAGGCTTTGCAGGGTATGTCTAGCGCCTTTACAGCCGCCGCTGAAAAGGGAAAGTTGCGGGCTGTTTTTGGCAAACAAATGGGAATTGACATGGAGAAGTTTGCAAAGATTTTGGCAGCAAACGCAAGAACCGCTCAAGGCGGTGATCTTGTCGCGGCTAATATTGCAGCTAGTCCATTAGATAATATAGGAAAAATCATTCGGTTTGGTATAGTCGGGCGGCTACTTGACTCCGCACCTATCTATAGCAGGGTTGTAAAAGATTATGAAAGAATGTCAAAGGGACTAAGCCCTAAAGCAAAGTCAGAGCTTTTAGGACAATTGATTGGCGCTGCTGTAGCGCAGACTCCGGGTCAAGCCTTGCAAGAGGGTATAAACGAAGCATCAAAACAAATTAGCGCTGTAATGGCAAACTCTGGCCTTGATCAACAACTATCGCAGATACAGAGCAGCATGAACCCACCTGTGTCAGCCTCTGGCATTGGTCAGGTAAATGTGACTCAGCCTCTTGCCCCTAACACGCAGCCCGTTGGCGGGCCTCCTGCAAACGTAGCTAACATACGCCAGCAAGCAGCACAAAATCCAGCCATTGCGCAAGCGCTGGGCATTAATCCAGCCACAGCAACATTGCTTGGAACAGGACAACCGTAATCATGAACAAAGATCAGTTAAGAGAAGAACTCGCAGAAGACGAGGGCTGTAAGTATTTGATTTATTTAGATCATTTAAATTTGCCCACGTTTGGAATCGGCCATTTAATTAAAGAGCATGACCCAGAGTATGGTGAGCCTGTCGGCACTGAGGTATCAGAGGACAGAGTTCGCAAGGCGTTTAATCTAGACATTGCAGTTACCATTGAGGACTGTCATCGTTTGTGCAGCAATGTCGGAGTAGACTTTAACGAGCTTGATCTAAAACACCCTGACGCTGCTCTGGCGTTGTGTAACATGACATTCAATCTCGGCTATCCGCGCTTTAATAAGTTTAAGCGCATGTGGGCTGCTGTAGCTGATGCAATGGAAGATCCTAAAGCGTGGATGACCGTTGCCGCAGAGGCAGAGGATTCGCGCTGGTTTGATCAGGTACCTAATCGGGCTAAAAGGCTCACAGCACGTTTTAGGGCATTGGCAGATGGCTAAAAAAGTAGAAAATGTTCGTATAGCAAGGAAGCGCATTCGGCGTCCGGGGCAGCACAAGAAAAATGTCAACAAGCGAAACAAAATCAAACAATTCTTCGGATAGAACTTATTACCGTCATTGCCCTCGCTGCGGAAATAAATTACGAACAATTGTTGTACATGGACACGAACAGTGTTTAGAATGTGATCAAGTAATTTATGATTGTTGCCAAGGGGAAGTATGCGACAACGAGAATTCACAGCAGTAGCCACAGGAGACATCGGAGAGCATATATGTGCGCTTCGATTGCTAAAGATGCACGTTCCGTGCAGCATAATTAATCTTGGCACAAGCGATATAGTTGCCGAGCATGAAGGGCGTATGTGGCGCATACAAGTGAAATCAAGCGTTCTAAAAAGCCGAGGCTCTGATCGACCTGACTACGGGTATCAATTCATGACAAGCAAGGGGGGTAAAAAAAACCCTCTTACTGA